TGGTAAGATTTCCTATTGATGATGGTCTTGTAGAGAAACATATTGGATTCCCTTGTGTTGTTAAAGTGGTCACTGGTTCATATGGTGAAGGTGTGTATCTCTGTGAAAAGAAAAGAGATTATCGGAAACTTATGGAGTTTATAGATTCTCTTGGAAATAAAAAGACCATGATTGTACAAGAATATCTTGGTGATCATCCAGGTGAAGATTTAAGAGTGTTAGTAGTTGGTGGTGAAGTCATTGGTGCGATGAAAAGATCAGCACCTGAAGGTGACTTTAGAGCCAATATTACCAATGGTGGTACAGGATCTAAATTTGAATTGACTGATGAGATTAGAGACATATCAAGAAAGACAGCATTAACATTAGGATTAGATATTGCTGGCATTGATTTACTATTTGATAAGCGTGGATTCCGTGTATGTGAAGCCAATTCCAATCCAGGATTTAATGGATTTGATACCTATTGCAACTTTAATGTTGCTGCAATTATTGTAGATTACATTGAAGATAGATTGACAAAACTAAAAAAATAGTGTATACTGGTTGTATATTATGGAGGTTTGTTATGAACATATTTGCCTTATCTGAAAATGTTAAAGAAATTGCAATGTGGCAGATGGACAAGCATTGCGTAAAAATGCCACTAGAAAGTGCGATGATGTTGTCATCTGCTCATCGGTATCTGGATGGTACTGAAACTATTGTCAAGTCTAAGACTGGCCGCAATGTGAAACGATATGTTTTACCTGATGATCGTGAAGATATATTGTATGGTGTATCACATATCCATCATCCTTCTACCGTGTGGACCAGAACAAACAAAGAAAACTATCAATGGCACTTCAGTTTATTTTTGGCTATGCTAGATGAATATCAGTATCGGTACGGTAAAGTTCATGCATGTACAAAATTAGTTGACTATCTTAAAGATTGTCCTAAAAATATACCGGATGGTAAGTTCTTTATGCCGGTTCCTGCAATGCCCGATGAATGCAAAGTATCTGGTGATAGTCTAAATAGTTATAGAAACTATTACAATGAAAAGAAACAGCATTTGGCCAACTGGTCTGGTAAAATCAATTCACGACCTGTACCATCATGGTTCACTATGGAGACTACATGACAGATTATATCACTGAAGAATTACTTTTAGAGATATTGGATACTAAACTTGATGCACATAGAGACTTGGATTTAGAGAAACGCATCAATCATCAAGCACGAGGCAAAATATATCCAGGTCATACTAATGTGTTATATTCTGACCATATGAAGCATCATGGTCACGCAGTGGTTAGATTGATGAATCGCCACAGAGAAATAGAATATCATATCCATAACTACCATCTAAAACCAGGTCAAGATAAAGAAAAAGAAGATATAGATACTAAATCTATGTTACACTCATTCAATATCATAAAAAATGATGCAGAACTTCAACTGCAACACGGTAGAAAAATTAAGATACAAGCACCATCAAGTGATAAACATGCAACATATGGTAGACTTGCCCATAAATTGGTTAAAGGTACCGATAAGGTAGTAAAAGATATAGGACACACAGAAAGGTCGGATGGTTCAGGTGAACTTGGGCTGACGCATACCATTGAAAGTAGAAAACTTCTTAAAAGTTTTAGTCAACTTGAATGGAATGAAGAAAAATCTGCATACGTATTCAGGTTAGTTGAAGATCCTGATGCGATAGATATAGTTGCAGTTCTTGAAGAAATTAAAAAGAATAGAAAAGGAAATACATAATGTCCATTTATACCTTTCGCAATATTGAAACCGATGAGATTGTAGAACACAAAATGTCCTATAAAGATTTGAATCAATTTCAGATTGACAATCCCACACTAGAACGATATCACTCAGCAGAAACATTGCCATCTTTTGGTGATGCTATGCGGATGAGTGTTCCAGGAACTAAGAAGGCAGATTCCACCTTTGAAAAGTATGTGATTGATCGCATAAAAACTACAGTACCCGGTAACACAGTAAAGGATCATCACAAAACATCTTCCGGCAATAGAGAGTGGTAGCAATGTACCATAAGTCCGCAGAAATTCCATACTTATTGGGATCCAAGAATATTAATAATAAAAAGGAATCAGTGAATGGCCACACAGCGAGTAAGAAAAACGACAGAAGACCCATCCCAATCCTTTGTAAAGAATACAAAATCAGAAACACACTATGAAGATTCTAAGCAATCTCATGCATTAAAAATTAAGATAGATGATTTAAAAACATTCGAACCGCTCACAGATAATCAGAAGTTATTCTTTGATGCTTATAGAAAAGGCAAAGAGTTTATCGTATTACATGGTGTCGCTGGATGTGGTAAAACAATCATAGGAATTTATCTTGCCTTAGAACAAGTTCTAGACAAGGGTACACCATATAAAAGACTGGTGATTGTTCGGTCATCAGTGCAGTCCAGAGAAATTGGATATCTACCTGGATCACTCGCAGAGAAAATGGAAGCATTTGAGATGCCATACATACAAATCTGTGAGACTCTATTTGGTAAGAAAGAGGCTTATGTTAGACTAAAAGAACAAGGACAGATTCAGTTCCTATCTACTAGTTTCCTTAGAGGTTGTACATTTGATGATTCAATTATTCTTGTGGACGAACTTGAAAATTGTAATCTACAAGAATTATCAACAATTGTTACTCGTGTTGGAAGCAGATCCAAAATCATCCTGACCGGCGATTACAGGCAGAATGATTTGTATAGAAAAAAGAATGACGTATCAGGTCTACCTGAGTTCTTTGAGATATTAAAGTACATGCCAGATGTGGTCAAGATTGAGTTTGATGTCAATGATATTCTAAGATCCGATCTGGTTAAGAACTATATTATTGCTACAATGAAGTATGAAGATTCTAAGATGGCTTAGATGTATTCATTCTCTTATTGTATACATGATTGTATAAATTTCCAATATCTATCTAAGTAGTGTTTGTTGTGATTTTTAGTTATAAGTAAATTATAAATATCTATTGACATGGCTGACATTCTCCTGTAATGTTAGAGTGTATGCGAGCTGGAACTCGGCGATACACACTTATTTAGTAATTTTTGTATTTACAAAATGCTATTTTGAATAAAGTTGAAATATAAATAAGTATAAATAGTTCAGTAGTAGTTTTTTTACTAAAAACAATTAAAAATGGAGCAATAGATATGGCAAGCATTATCACAGCAGGAAATCCCACGCAGCCGGGATTAACGATGACAGGGGATGCGTCTGGTGTGTTGCAGCTTAACTCAGGCACATCCAATGGTCAGTACGTTGCCACCGTTCCACAGGCCACAGGTACGGTCATGGTTAGCGGTAATATGCCAGCGTTTCGTGCTTATTTAGCATCTACACAAAATGTGTCAAGTGCAACTTGGACAAAAGCAACAATTAATACCAAAACATTTGATACTGCAACTGCTTTTGATAATGTTACAAATTATCGTTTTACTCCACAAGTTGCTGGTTATTATCAAGTAAATGGAACTGTAACTATTATTGCAAGCACAGTTTTTGGAACAGGTGGACAAGTTGCTATATATAAAAATGGAAGTCAATATGCTTCTAGCGGATTAAACAATAATAGTGCTTCAACACAATCAGGCGGTTTAAGTGTTTCTGATGTGGTTTATTTTAATGGTTCTACTGATTATATTGAGTTATACGCATATATTTATGGTGGAACAGGGGTTCAATTTTCAGGTGGAAGTCCAAATACTTTCTTTTCTGCAACAATGGTACGGGGTGCATAATGGCTTTATACGACCAAATTCTCGCAATTTATCCCACTCTTACTTCAGCAGATTTTTCGCCAATTACAGGCACAATTCATCTGCAAAACGATTCAGACGGCAAAGGCGATTACATTTCTAAGTGGGAACATCCAACATTAGCCAAACCAACTGAAGCTCAATTACAAGGAGCTAAATAATGACAATGATCATTGACGGCACAAATGGTGTCACATATCCAAACACTGGGGTGCAGGCACTTCCGGCTTTCCCCGGCGCAGGTACGGCATTGTATGAAAATGCTCAAACGATTAGTGCTTCTTACACAGTAACATCGGGTCGCAGTGCAGTAATGGTTGGCCCTGTTACTTTGGCATCGGGTGCTATTTTAACTATCCCTAACGGATCAAGAGTGGTGCTATTATGACTTATGGAACATTAGCTTCAGACGTAATCCAATCGTCTACAGCAGGAACCCCGCCACAGTTTAATGATGGTAATAGCACGCAAATTGGGACGCTTTGCCGTGCTTGGGTAAGTTTTAATGGTGTAACTACAGCATCAATATTGGGTTCATTTAATGTTAGTTCCGTAACAAGAACAGGAACCGGACAATATACTGTCAACTTTACAAATGCTATGTCAGACACTAACTATGCCGCGGTAGGGACAACCACTGCTAATAGAGTCATGGGAATTGATACTCGCGCAACAACTAGCTGTGGTTGTGACACACAGAACGGTGGTGCATTTGCAGATCAATCTTATATAGCATTATCCATCTTCCGCTAAAAAGGAGTCATCATGACCACAATTCTAAATGCAGTATCAGGAACAGGATTAACCCAAACAGCGGATGGTTCTGGTGTATTAAACATTCAAAGCAATGGCGTAAATACTAATGCTCAGGCGTGGGCAAACTGGAATGGCGTATCATCGGTCACGGTTCGGGCCTCTTACAATGTCAGCAGCATAACTCGAACTGCAACAGGTTCGTACACAATTAACTTTACTAATGCTATGCCCGATGCAAATTATTGTGTAGTAACGTCAGCAAATCCGGCAAACAGTGGAAGATCAGCGGCTCTATCAACTTATACCAGTGTGACCACAACATCATTCAATGTAATCTGTAATGACACAGGAAACGCAACGGTTGACGCAAGTTACGCAAATATCGTTGTTTTTAGATAAGGATAAATCATGCAAGTAATCATTTTCACAAACGATCAATAAAAGGATAAATCATGACACAAGTAATCATCTTCACAAACGACAACGGCGGCGTCTCTGTCTGCGTTCCCACAGGCGAACTGGACATTCATGCTACTAAAGCTAAAGATACACCTTCACATTCCATCATCGTAGATGACTCCACTCTGCCCCAAGCAGACAATGATTTCTTCAACGCATGGGAATTGACCGGCGATACAGTCACAGTCAACATGACTAAAGCTATTGCGTATCAGCAAGACGCTTTGAATGTTATGGCTAAAGCAGAAGTGGCCCACCGCAGCACAAACGCTGGAATCGGTGTTGCTAACAAGATGGCTGATGATGACTGGTTGGCATTGTTGACCACTGCACGTACAGCAATTGCTGCTGCTAAAACCACTGCGGATCTGAGAACTGCCGTAGCCCCTGTACAAGATGCTATTGCGGCTAATGCTTAATTAAGGAGCGGTTATGTCTATCATTTTAGATGGCAACAACCTAACTACAGTCGGTATTCCCAATTTGGGAACGGCACAAGCATCGACCAGCGGAACAAGCATTGACTTTACAGGCATCCCTGCCGGCGTGAAACGGATTACTGTGATGTTTAATGGTGTTAGTGGAAGCGGTACAAGTAATTTTCTGCTTCAAATTGGTGCTGGCAGCATAACTTCATCAGGGTATTCATCCTCTGCGTGGACAACAAACACAAACAATTCAAATAGCACCGCCGGCTTTATAATGATTGGTTCAAATGGGTCCGTAAACACATGGAGTGGAATGGCGATTATATCTTCCTTCGGTTCAAATGCTTGGGTTTTCTCTTCCAATGTTGCGTACCAAGCAGTGAGTGCTATTAGTTTGGGTAGTGGTTCTGTAACTCTTTCTGGAACACTAGACCGTGTTCGTATCACTACTGTAAACGGCACAGATACATTTGATGCTGGCTCAATCAACATCTTATACGAATAATGAACTGGGCTACTGAACAAGATCCACGCCTACCGGGATGGCTAAACACCATCCTGAATTGGCCTCCTTTCTTGCTACCTATGGAATTTATCCTGCCGGTATTGATGTTCACATCGGGATATATTTCAGCGGAGACAGGCAAGTGGGTGTGGATTGACTTCACACAGCAAAAGCCACAGATGTTCCGTAATGGGATATTCTGTATTCGGTTTATGCTTCCATTCTATATCGGTATTCAATTCCGTTGGAGTGGATCTACAACAGATACCGCATACATTCAAGCACTTCTTGGATGGAAACTGAATGGTAGATTCACAATTTCCATTCGTGCATTATCTGATGCATCTGCGGCCGCAGGCACACTAAATCCGAATACTGACCAATCTTCCGGTTGGTTGGAAGGTGGGAAGTAACACAAAAACACTTGACTATATAGTTATAGTGTAGTACAATGTTCTTCTAGTAGTTTCGGTAGTATCTTTTTATTTTTTTTAATTTTATTTTATAGGAGTCAGTTGACATGACAGACGCAACCACAGCAACCGCAGCACCCCAAACCGTCACTCTCTCTGTACAGTTAGTCAATGGTATTCTTGGATATCTTGGTAACCAACCATTTGTTCAGGTACGCCAATTGATTGAAGGTGTAGAGAAAGAAGCAGCAGGACAATTCCCAGCACCCGCAGAAACCGAAGCACCATCGGGAAACTAAGAAAGCGGAGAGTGCCGAAACCCAATCGGTTACTTTCCGCATTACTCAAGAGAGTTTAATTCACTATATTATGTTCACTTATTGTCCTCCACAAGCACTTCCAGAACTAACTTCCGAAACCATCAACGATAAACGATACTATACTACACCATCTGGTGAGAAGTATCCGTCTATCACTACGGTTCTCTCATCACTCTCCAGAGATTCTATTGCTGCATGGCGCAAGAAAGTCGGTGAGGAAGAAGCCAATCGGATATCACGCACAGCATCCAACAGAGGAACACGCATACACTCTATTGCCGAATCCTATCTGAATAATGATCCAGATTATCTCAAAGATGTGATGCCGAATCACAAAGAAACCTTTCTGTCTATCCGACCACTTCTAGATAACATCGACAATATCTGGTATCAAGAATGTGCATTGTATTCGGATACTTTAAAAGTTGCTGGTAGAGTTGATTGTATCGGAGAATACAACGGTGTATTATCCGTGATTGACTTCAAGACTTCATCCAGAGTTAAAAAGAAAGAAGATATCACATCTTATTTTTTACAAACGGCATTTTACGCAGTGTCCCTGGAAGAGATGATCGGTACTCCAGTGAATCAAATTGCAATCATCATGGCAGTAGACGATCATGAACCACTTGTATTTCTAGAGAAAACTGAGAATTATATTGGTGAATTGGTGAAGGTGGTAAAAGCATATAAATAGAAAACACACTAAAAAAGGAGATACTATGCGAGTACTTAAGTACCTATTATCCACACTACTACTAGTATCTTCTGTATCGTTTGCAGATGCTCCAAGTGGTCCAGATTCAGACGGTATCACAATGAGTATGAAACCAGTGCCGTGCAAAGATACCAAAGCACTTGCAGATGAGGTTGCAAATAAGTATGGTGAAGAACCGGTATGGCAAGGAGATGATACCGAGGGTGATTCAAAATACACCATAACTTATAACAAGAAAACCAAAACATGGACTATGATTCAATATAATGATGAGAAGGCCTGTATATTGGGATACGGAAATAATTCACCCAAGAGTAAAATATAAATATTTTTTGATCATTTAGTCTCTTTTGAGGTAGGTGGAAGATAAATAATAGTATCATCCACTAATAATAAAAACCTCAAATGGAATACTGCACATATCTAACAATATATAAAGGAAACAAGTTACCGATGTTCTATATCGGTTACAGCACAGTAAATAAAGTTGTAAACGAAAATTATCATGGTTCTGTTTCCTCAAAGAAATATAAGAAAATATGGAATAGTGAATTAAGAAAGAATCCACATCTTTTTATTACAAAGATACTAAGAACTCATGAATCAAAAGAAGAAGCATTAGCAAAAGAGAAAAAGATATTGCTTCATCTTAATGCACATAAGAGTGAGATGTATATTAATATGACTATATCACATGAAAAGTTTGGTATGCAGAAAGATATTAATAAAAATAAAGTAGCATGTAGGAATATCAAAACGAATGAGACTTTGAGTGTTACCAAAGAAGAGTTTGAAAGTAATCCAGATTTGGTAGGAGTAAATGCCGGATATGTTTTTGTCAAAGATGAACATGGCAACCGATTAAAGGTAACACGAGAAGAGTTTGAAAGTAATGATAAATTGACAGCACTAAGTAAGGATAGAAAGTTTAAGTTGTCAACTCCTGGACATGTGGCATGTATAGATAAAGATGGCAATAAATTATCTGTATCAAAAGAAGAGTATGCGGCCAGAGATGATTTGGTACATATTCTCGCAGGAAGAAAGAATGAGAAGTTATCACTTATTCTTAAAGGAAGAAAGAATCCAAAACTTTCTGAGAGAAGAAAAGGTATGATAATGGCTAGAAATATATTGACAAATGAAGTTGGTGATGTTTCAATAGAAGAGTTTCATTCTAACCCGAACTTAGTTGGTGTAAATAAAGGTAATAAAGAAACCGCAGCCAAAATATCAGCAAAAGCAAAAGGAAAGATAATTTGTAAGAACAAACACACAGGCGAATTCTTTAAGGTAACACGAGAAGAGTTTGATAACAATCCAGATTTGATACATTCCAGTAGAGGAATGGTAACTTGTAAAAACAAATATACAGGGATTATGTGTGTAGTAACAAAAGAAGAGTTCGATAACAATCCAGAGTTGATTGGAACAACTGGTAAATTAGTACAAAAGGAGACTTAATATGAACCGTAAAAATAAATTTGCATTACTATTACTACTTTCTATTGGTGCCGCAGTGGCCGCAGAGGTGCCTGATCCGAAACTATCACCTGGCGTTGTAGACCCTGCGTTGACAACTCAAGTTATCTGCGCCAAAGGATGGTCAACTACAACTGTTCGTGATGTACCTGAATCTTTAAAGAAACAAGTCTATGCACGTTATGGTGTACAACCACATCAAGGCTATTGTTCTGGTCCACAGTCTTGTGAAATTGATCATATTATCCCACTCACCGCCGGAGGTGCTAATGATATCAATAACTTATGGCCGCAACCATATGATGGTACCTGGAATGCGCATCTTAAGGACAAATTGGAAGTTAAGTTGCATTCACTAGTGTGTTCCGGACAAATCCCACTAGCACAAGCACAAAAAGAAATCGCTACAGATTGGCGTGTTGCTTACCAGAAATACATGAAGTAAAACAGGAGATATATTATGACTTGGTTATCACATATTGATATTGAAGGATGCAGAAAACTTTATAACCTGGATACATTCGTAGAAACTGGATGCTATCAAGGTGACGGTATTAACTTTGCACGATTCTCTGGATACACCGATATTCGGTCATGCGATATTGGTGAACATTTTGTAACTAAATGTACAGAGATGTATCCGTATGCGAAGATTGAACACGCAGATAGTCTCACATTTCTGACCAATCTTTTACCTACATTAGAGTCTAGAACTCTATTCTGGTTGGACGCACACTTTCCATCATTATACGGTACTGATGATACCACAGAGGAAAAACGATTGCCATTGATTGATGAGATTAAACTCATTAAACAACTTAAACCTTCTTATATTCATGATGTAATTGTGTGTGATGATATGCGAAACTTCAAGTCATCTGATAATCCAAGATACCATGAAGGTGAATTGGATCCGCAGTTTGAACTTGAAGTAGATTGGCATGGGTTTATCAATTTACTCTCAGATACACATAATCATTATCTAATGCAAGAACATGATGGTGTCATGATTTTTACTCCTAAATGAAACTAGACCAACTAATTGAATTAGCAAAAGAAGTGGAGATGGCCGACCCAATTGATTGGGAAGGACTATCCATTAGTGAGAGTGCTGCATATACTTTGATTGCATCTAGTATATTAGAACGGTATGAAAACAATGAAATTGATAATACTGTTCTACTTGGCACTCTGACTAAATTAGCAGTAGAAAACTTTATACTCAATATGAGATTATTAAAATATAGGGAACTTGAACAATGAATAAATTAGCACTTACACTTATCGCAGCAGCAATTTCAACTCCAGTATTGGCCGCAGACGACTTGACCATCAATCTAGGTGGTACAACTGATAGGACTACTACAGTAATCAACAGTAATCTATCCTATTCACACAAAGATCCATTGAATAGTTCATTTAGTGAATATGTTGATTTGGACTCTATCTACAAGTCAATCAACGATAAGAACACAACAAATCTATATGATGTATATGGTAAAGTTAATTATAATCTAGATTCACGCAACTATCTACAGACTGCGGCACGATATCAGTACAATGCGTTCGGTAAATACAAAGACATGGAAGTAATCGGTGTAGGTCATGGATTTCGATTGATTAATAGTGACACAACCAAAGTTAGTTTTGAAACCAGTGTTGCTAAAGCAGAAGCAGTGCAGTTGAATCAGACGATCTTTCGTGAAAGTATTTGGGCAAGTTATAAGTTTACCGATAAATCTTCTATTTCGGATAAACTTTTGATTGAAGAAGGTGGTCCAATTCATTATGTTAAAAACATTGCAGCACTTCAGTACAATTTCACCAGTAATGTGTTCGGTAGTGTTAGTAATACATGGATTCAAGACCGTGTTAACAATAGTTTGACCAATGTTACAGCATTCAATGTTGGTATGAACTTCTAAAGTAGACTAAATACTACTTGACATTGTATTATTTCTATGATATAATGTTATTATGATTGTATATCTACTGTAGGGAATGTGTTCTGGACGGCGGTTCGATTCCGCCCATCTCCACCATCTTATAAGTTTTATTCTATGGGGGTGACCTGGTTTCGACAGGGCAAGATACTGAAAGTGGCAATCCGGTAGGCGATGACCGTAAATCAAGCAAAACCATAAATGCAAATGACGCATTTTACGAGGAATTCGCTCTAGCAGCGTAATCACTCTGGGGATTTTCAGGTTGTTCCTTATTACCCAAACAACCTGACTTTTACAACAACGGAGATAACTATTGTCTTTTCGAATCAAAGAGTATCCTGATTGCATATCAGTGATATATACCAAAGAATATGATAAACTTATAATCGGTTTACAATCCTCATATTCTCAATGTCTCACTATGAGTAAATCCGAACTATCGGATCTAATTCAAACTCTCATAGACTTCCGAGATACAACCCAGCAATAACGGAACAATCCGTCAAATAACAATAAGGAGAAATAACATGCTTATTTCTAATAAAATATTTGCTATCGTTTTTACGCCTATATTTGTATTTTTATCCATCTTGCCTATGCATTTGTCCGCAGGTGCAGAATTTACTCAGCAAGAACTTAATGTACTTCAAGCACAATATATACATGAGTTAATTTCAAACAAAGAGAATGCTAAACAGATTGACTGTCTAGCCAAAGCCATGTACTTTGAAGCATCCGGTGAGTCCTATGATGGTCGCCGTGCAGTTGGGCAGGTCGTTATGAATAGAGTACACAATTATAGATATCCTAAGTCCATCTGCGGTGTAGTATATCAAAGAACCAAGAATAATGATAAAGAAACGGTGTACCAGTTCTCATGGACGAATAGTATACCTAAGATTACTAATCGATATGTGTGGAATCAATGTGTACAATTAGCACAAAAAGCATTGACAAATAATGTGTTACATGATAAACTTGCTAAATTAAATGCATTATACTTTCATGAAATTCATGTAAGACCAGATTGGAAGAACTATCACAAAGTAATGCAAATTGGGAATCACATATTTTATAGATAAGGAATATCATGGCGACTAAAGATGAAATACAGTCATTCTCTGAGATGATTATGAAATTAGCAACAGAGAAACGAATTGAAATGATGGAAGCAGTATGTTTGTATTGTGAGCAAACTGGACTAGAGATTGAAGTTGCTGCCACATTACTATCACAGGCCATCAAATCTAAGATACAAGAAGAAGCAACCAATTTGAATTTGCTGAAGAAAGAGGGTAGACTTCCAATATAATGATTACTGATAATTCTGGATATGAATCATTCTGTTTATACCAGGCATTGAAATTGCATTTCACCTCTGAGTCCTATAACTTCATGAAGTATCATGGTAAGACTAATGTCACCAAAGATACTTTTATGAAACGCAAAGATAAGTACACGTTTCATAAGTTATCACGGAAATACTCATTGGATGAATTGAGAAATTATATACTAGGAAATATGATTTATGGTAAAGCAGGATGGATTGGTGAAATGACCGAAGATAGTTACATGAAATGGCAGAAAATCAATCAGTCATTGACATATGTATGGAAGAATGATATAGTATATCTGATGGATCAAGTTGCATCTCCTACTGAATTGATTACAGTAAAGAATGGTGAATATCCTAAGTTGCTGACTGAGACTATGCAAGAGAATATTGCATTTGAAACTCTGGTGATCCTAGATGATATACTAGGATTCTTTGAGATGTGGTCCAAGAAGATTAGTGATGATGTGATCTGGCCTAATATTAGAATTAAAGCATTAAAGTACAAGTGCTTTCTTTCATATGATAAAAATACATTTAAGAACTACTTGAAGGAATTAATACATGCAGAAGCATAAGTATGATAAGATATGGGTAGATATGGATGGTGTTATAGCAGATTTTGATAAGAGATTTGAAGAACTGTATGGTCCAAAATCATCACAGAAGGCTGTTAAAGATGAACAGCAATTTCGTGAGTTTATTGCAGGTCAAAACTTTGCCACACTAGATTTATTTCCAGGTGCATTGACATTATTGAAATATCTTAGAGACTTACCTATTCCTGTTGAGATGTTATCTTCATCGGCATCACCAGAATACCATGATGAGATTAGTAGACAAAAGAAAATCTGGTTGGATACGCATCAGGTTACTTTTCATCCTATATTTGTGCCAGGTAAACACTTAAAGGCACAATACGCAACACCCACATCTATTCTAATCGATGATGATGAGCAGAATATCAAAGATTGGAATGCAGCAGGTGGTCTTGGAGTGCTTCACCGCAATGAACTCTCCACAATATGCATACTGAAAATGTATGTATAAATAAGCAGTTGGTTATGAACAAAGTGGACAAGTCGTTATATTCCGTTTATATTTTTAATACATTTAAATACGAGGTAAATTACTATGAGTTTTGCAAATCTTAAGCGTCAAAGCGGTAACTTAGATAAACTAGCAGAAGCAATCAAGTCTCTCAATGCTTCACCTGAGTCATCCGATAATAAAGATAACTGGTGGCGTCCGGTTCCCGACAAAAGCGGAAATGGCATGGCAACTATCCGATTCCTTCCAGCATCCGAAGCAGATGGTGATGATTCCCTTCCATGGGTCAAAATCTTCTCACATGGATTCCAAGGACCAGGTGGTCAATGGTATATAGAAAATTGCCTTACAACTAAGAATCAAGAATGTGTTGTTTGTAAATTTAATAGTGAACTTTGGTCATCCGGCATTGAAGCCAACAAAGAAGTAGTACGGAAGCAGAAACGCAAACTATCTTATATCTCTAACATCTATGTGGTATCTGATCCTAAGAATCCAGAGAATGAACGCAAAGTATTTCTATTCAAATTTGGTAAGAAAATCTTTGATAAGATTACTGAAGCAATGTCTCCACAGTTTGAGGATGAAACACCAATCAATCCATTTGATCTATGGAAAGGTGCTAACTTCAAGTTGAAGATTAGGAGGGTCGAAAACTATCAAAATTATGATAAGTCTGAGTTTGAATCACCAAGTCCATTATTGGATGACGATGATGAACTAGAGAAAATCTGGAAGCAAGAGTATTGCTTGAAAGATTTGGTTGGTGATTCCGAATTCAAATCATATGATCAATTGAAATCTCGTTTGGATAAAGTATTAGGTCTCAATGGTGAAACAGTACCTGCCAAGACTACAGTGGAACAAATGAAGTCTGCACCTAAGAAACCAGTGGTAGAAGAATCTAGAATGCCTGAAATTGATGAAGAGGACGACTTCAAATATTTTGAATCTTTAGCCAATTCCGATTAAGTAATACAACCCCACTTCGGTGGGGTTTCTTTTGTGTGTTTCTATACCGTTCTGGTAGAATACATCGACAATCTTCCAAATGTATCTTCAGTAGACCTCACTGGAGGAATAGGTTGTCTTTCTGATCCACCTGTAGAAGTAGATGATGAACTTGTATTATTAATAACAGAGGGTTCTGATGGTGCATTTTCAGCCAACTTCATGTTTTGATTTTCAGATACTTTAGAATTCAACTCAGCACCTTTATTAGGTGATGGCGCAGGTGCCGCAGAAGGTGATGCAGATGGAGATGGTGTTGATGAACCACCACCACTTGAGGCACCTCCAGGAGCACCTCCAGGAGTAGGTTGCGATGAAATACTATTACTCATCTGTATACTCATTTCCTGTCCACCAGCACCTGATATATTTGTACTCATGGATTCTTTGGTAGATTTTGGTGAAGCAGTTTCTACTTTCCTTGCTGCTTGATCAGGATCTGCACCACCTTCAAAGAAGTCAAATAAAGCACCGGCAGCCTTCTTACCAATATACTCACCACCCATAAAACCTGCTAGGCCACCTAACAGAGTTCCAACAACAGGAACAACAGAACCAACAGCAGCACCAATAGTTGCACCTCCAGCACCACCCAACGCACCACCTACTGCTTCAGTGATTCTCTTCTTCATCTCTCGTTCATCGATTACACCACTCTCATGTTCATCAATCGCATCTTTAACATCCATTATCAATTGAACACCCGCAGCAATAAACTGTATTCCTGGTATTCTTTCTAAGAATCCTAACACACTCTTACCTGCTTTTAATAATTTACCACCCATCTTTGATGCAGATTTTGTAACTTTGCTTCGGAGTGATTTTAGTTTTTTACTACCACCCATTAAACCAGCAGCATCAGCCAGTGTACCTAATATACCACCACCTTCTTCTTTTTCTTTTTCTGCACCGACAGCACCCGTACCTATAGAACGAATAGCTTCAATTAATTCTTTATGTTTCTTTTGTTCATCATCTCTTCTTGATTTTTCAAAATCTTTATCTAATTCTTTTTGTTTGATATCATCATCTCTAGACTTTTTCATGAGATCATAAATGTCGGTCAACACATTCGTCATTGCTTCATATTCTTTATCCATGCCACCCGATACTTTCGAAGCCGTATCTTTTTTATTAGATGATAATCCTGATGTAAACTTATCAATATCTTCTTTTGATCTACCTGTTAGTTTACCTAAAACTGTAGGTGCAATATCGGAATCAAAAGTTAAGAATCTGGCAATGTTTAATGGATCAAATACGTCTTTTGCATAACTCTTTGTTTCTTTACCAGCAGTTGATAGAATATCTTTAGCAGACATCTTACCATCAGTTTCTTTTAACTTATCAGAGATTCTTTTTAATAATGCTGGTGATTTTTCAAAAGGAGACTTACCATCATTACCTTTATTTGCTGCATCTTTTTCATTCTTCTTTTCATCGTCAAATTTAGAAGAAACATATTTTGCAACTGCAATTTGATCAGGTTTTAATGTACCATGTAATTTTTTAGGTATAACTCTTTTAGCAGTAGATAAAACACTCTTGAAATTATGATTATCTTTTTTATTGACGATTTTTGTCAATCTTTCAAGAGCAGATTCAATCTGTGGTATTTGATTCTGAGATGGTATACCCTTCTGTACATTCTCTAGTTGTTCATATAACTTAGTGAAGTTTTCTTCAAGATTTTGATCTATATCTTGAAAGTCTCGCTCAACTCTTTGCTTATATTCTTCAAATTCTTTTCTAAGATTCTCAAGTTCTTTTTTAGAAGAAAATCTTGATTTTTTACTAGGCAATCTTTCAGCAGTAGGTTCAGACTCGGGTGTGGGAACAGAAGGTATATCTTTAGGTAATGCGGTTACTGATGATAACGATTCAACTGTAGATATAGATTCCATCGGAATCACTTTAGATTCATTCTCGGTATTATTAAGCATATGATTTTCTCATATAAGGAGATGCATCTTCCTTTTTCGGTGAAGGATTAGGAGATGTATTTCTATTTGATACTGACTGATTTGTTGTGTTATTTACAACAACATTTGATTGTTTTTGTGCAGACATGTCATCTTTTAAGTTTTTATTTGTATCTGATACAGGAGCAACTCCAGCGGATTTGGGTGATGATTCTGCTGGCGATGCGGTTGATTTACCCTCACCTGCTTGATCAACTAATGCGACAATTTGTTTTGCTCTATTCCCAACTTGTTGATACCATCTACTTTCTTGTAATCCTTTAGCAGCAGAATGAAAGTCTCCTTCTTCTAAACTTTTAGCAGTTTGTTTAAAATTTGGCCACCATTTTCCCATATTAAATGCCAGATCAATAAAAGCACCTTTACCTGCTTCATTTGCTTTTTCATATCCTGGTGTTTGTTCAGCAATTTTTACGTGTTTTACAAAATCTTGTTCAAATAATTGATTAACTTCATCATCAGATAATGTTCTATTCCATTCTGGTGGTAAACTTTTACCATCACCAATTAAGTGTCCAACACCAACTGTCCAAAGTCCAAGTGAATCTTTATATGGTTTATTTCTAACACCCTCATGACTTTTCACCATTTGTTTCACATCTTTCATTCCAGTAATAGGTGGAAGTTTTACTGATGGCATTTCTCCTTTTGGTCCCGCACCTCTTGGTATTGCTTCTGCTTTTCCTTCAGGTTCTTTACCTTTTGGTGCTCTTTCTGCTTTACCTTTTCGTGCTGGTTTTTTTGCCTTTGGTCGTTTCGCCGCTGGTTTTCTACCTTTATCACCTCTTGTCTTAGGCATTTTAGGTTTCTTTGCGGCACTAACCTTTTTTGCAAATTCACTAGGTTCAGGTTTACCTACTTCTTCAAATGCTTCAATCAACTCATCATGCATTTTATCAGAAGTTCTTGATTCTTCTTTTCTTTTTGTTTTATCTTCTTCTCTATCCAGAACCTGTTCTTCTCTATTCTTTTCCATCAGTTTGTAGATACAACCAAGAATCTCAGATGCGGATTCCTTATCTGGAACTTTCATAGCAGTGTCACTAATTTGATCTGCTTTCTTTTCTGGTTCCAGTGGTTCTGGTTTGAATTGCTTAGATTTCAAAAACTTAGGAAGAGATGGACCTTCAGATTTTTTATATTTATTTTTTGATTCTTTAGAATTCTGTTCTTTTAATTTATCAATTAAAGACGAAATGATCCCAGTCTGTTGCTCTATGATCTTTTCTGTATCTTTTTTTGATAATTTATTTTTGTCCATCTATCGTTTTCTCTGTCTCTCTGCAATCTTCTGATTCTCGGCCTCGATATAAGCAATCAACATAGAAACATAGATATCTCGTTCCCATGGTATCATATTTTCTAACTCCGTCAGACTATATTTGTGATGTTGCATCATTGAGAAGTTGGTTTTATAATAATTCTCAAGTGTGTCGTGACGAAGCATTAGATAAAAAAACTTTCGAGTCCCTCCACATCAATCTCATGGTGAAATCCACATTTTCTACAATCTATATCAATTACTTTTCTTAGTTTAGGTAATGCTGAAAAGAATGCCTCAATCTTTTCAAATTGAGACTGACTTAACTGCTCCACAAACTCAACTGTTTCTTGTATTGGTACTTCTTTAGTATAATAATATTGTTCACCATCATAGATATAATCAATAGACTTAGCAATCATGTTGAAAGTTAATTCATTCACATCATCGAACTTCAATGAATCTTTAATGTAGGAGAAGTCAGGATACTTTAACTTCACACTAATCGTATCAGTCAACTGGATAATTGGATCAACCAAATCTTTATTTTCAACTTGTATTTCTAAAAGATTAATATCCTTTTCCATAATGTTATTACATTTTTTACCTTCAACCACATTGTTACACCTATATCTTGTTTCTACTACCTCACCCACTGATCTCGCACGAAGATTCATGAAGTAATATTCAACATCAACAATAGGTAAACTTTCAATGTCAACATTTGATGTTATAGTGCAATTATTCAAAATGTCACGAACACTCTTTTGAATCGTTTCAGACTCTTGTGATTCTACTGCCATCAAAAGATTTCTTTGTTCTTTCACAACAAAAGGTCTAAATTCTATTGTTGTTTTTGATAACGGCAATTCCAATCTATAAGTTGGTGCATCAAGTTTTGGTAACATAATAACTCCTCAATCAATTAAATTATATGGGTACTGATTCCCAATAAGTATAAGCAAATGTAACGGTTAATTTGTGAACTGAATCTGAACTCCAATCTAAATCGAGTTGATTCATGTTGATAGGAAAAGCACGGTGCATTGTGGCTTGATAAGATAGTTCTCCCATAACATCATATTGTAAAACATCAATATCAACAGCATAATCATCTTTATAACTAAAGTTAAAGTTAGTTGATGGATTGATCACTTCCATCCATTGATCAAATGTATTTTTAATCAACATAGAATCATCAACAATAAATGTCAAATCTATATCATTATAGTTTGACCAATATGGAAACTTTTCAACAGGTCCATAAGTTTTTTGTTCCATAGTAGAGAAATTTCTACCAGGTAACTGTGCAATCTCACATCGATTAATTAAATCAAAAGGTCCAGCAACAACACCAACAGGAGTTGTTCCAAATCTCAATTCAAATCTATTTGATCTTGCTGGATCTCTATTAAAACTTGATAAAAATTCTGATATACTTCCTGCCATATTCTATCCTATGGTGTCTGTTTAATTTGGTCGACTGAATCTTTCCAAACAGTTTTTGCTTTTGCTTTCTTGAACTGATGCACTGGTAACATTGATGCTACATCCCACTCATTTGGTTTTACAATCAATATCTTAGAACGCAAATGTGAGTATAGATATCGTTTCAAACACGGTTCAAATGCCTTAAATTTTCGTGCTTCACTTAACAATTCATATGTCACACGCATTCTTTTGATATCATCATTATCATCTAGTAATGCTAACGGCATAAGTTTTTGTAAAAACTTGATTCTATAAGGTATTGGTAGATAATGTAAGTTCAATCCTAGAAAACCGTCATTGTATTTCTCCAACATAATCACCAAAGGAAAGGTATCATAATACGGCAAACTACCTTTAGTCTTTGGATCATAATAAAAGAAATACATCTTACCCAATGTAACTTTTTTGGTGTACCGATCAATCTCTGCACCAATTCTAGGTGCAATGCGATGTACATTTCTAAGTTCATCTACTTTATCCTGTAACCAAACTAATGCCTTTCTGGACATAGTTTGCAGTTTCAGTGATGATTTCTCTTCGGCAAGTTGTGTTAGTTTTGATGTCATGTGTTATTTATTCTTACCTAATTCAAGGCCAAGTTCTTTTTCCGTAATTATTTGAAACCCCCAACCACGATCTTTACAGTATTCGTTAGCAGCAACCCACTTGGCCTGATTAACTCCCCATGTGGTTACTTCAGTAATATACTGTTTGGTCACTCGACTTCTTTGTTTGGGTGGTTGAGTTTGTTTGTATGGTTTCACTTCAATCATAATAGTTTTAGTTTTATCGCCGTTTTTTACACGAATAATGAAATCCGGATAGTACCGGTGTATTCTAGAATCTACTGGTGATCTATAAGGTATTGATATTTCTTCCGATGCCCACGAGATAATCTCATCTTTCCTATCAAAATAGGACATGCATTTTGCTTCCCAGGACGATCTAAAAATTATATTATTTGGATCACCCACATATTTGTTTGGGTTCTTAGGTGTAAATTTGCCAGAATAACTCATAAATAGTATATATTCAACATATTGGAAATAAAATGGCTGGTGGAAATAATAATACAACAAATGCAACTAGAGGAGTAACCACTGGTCATGTCGGTGGTAGAGGACCTACACCAGTTACGAATCAGGAAAGTGTTACCGAGTCCATTCAAACCACTGGACCACTGTCTTCTCTATATACAAACAAGTATATTCCTACAAATCTAAAATATCCATCAGATTTAGATAGTGATACTCGTGGACACATCATTCAATTTTCAATTAATGATACTCAACCTAGTACATACAAAGAAGATAATCCAAAATCATCTGTTTCTGATGGTCAAGTAAAAACAGCAAAGAGTGACTTATATTTTCAACCAGAAAGAACAAGAATATCACAAACAATATCTTTATATATTCCAGACACATTAGCAAGCAATTATAATGCATCTTATACAGATGTTAGTGAACTTGATGCAATTGGATCAATTGCTGGTGTTATTGGATCGATTGCTGGAAAAAGTTCTAGTAGATTAGGAAAAATGGCGGCAGGAATATCTTCTGCGGTACAATCAGCAGCAGGAGCTGCCGACAATCCTGCTGTAAAATTAGCAGCATCAGCTGCTGGCAAGGCTATTAATCCAAGAAAACAATTACTGTTTGACGGTATTGATTTTAGAAGTTTTCAATTTGCATTTACATTTAGTCCAACATCGCAACAAGAATCAGATATTGTCAATACTATAATTCAAACTTTCAAATATCATGCTGCTCCAAGGATACAATCAGGTCCAAGTTCATTTTTGTTTATTCCGCCATCATCATTTACTATTGAATTTCTATATAAATCAACAACAAATACATATATAAACAGAATTGCTGAAAGTGTATTAGAGAGTATTGATGTGAACTATGCTCCAAACGGTATCTGGTCAGCTTTTGATCAAACTGGTGCACCAACTCAAGTTACACTATCATTATCATTCAAAGAAATTGAACTTATTGATCGCACATTTATTGAGAAAGGATTCTGATGAGATACTTTCAACAATTACCCAAAATAGTACATACAGATTCAAATGGTATACAATCGGTTGTTATCGATTTATTACCAAGAACTAGTATTATTCAATCATTACTGACTAATCCTCTTCTATACTATAATTATGATGTTCAAGAGGGTGACACACCAGAAATTGTTGCCGATAAGTATTATGGTGACAGTTATAGATATTGGTTGGTGTTATATGCAAATCAAATGATCGATCCACAATGGTCTTGGCCATTAAGTTATGCACAATTTGCTGCTTATATGAATAATAAGTATTCTACCACTAATGTATACAGTACCATTTATGAATATCAAAAAATCATCACTAAGTATGATGCATATTCTCAAACAACAACAGTAGATATTATTGTTATTGATGAATTTGATTACAATATTTTAGTTCCATACTCAACTACTGTGAATACCAGTACAGGACCAGTAGGTATTCAAGTAACAAAAAATGCACAAAGTGTCTATGATTATGAATTACAAATAAATGAAAAAAAGAGAAATATTAAGATAATCAATAAAATATACGCAAATCAAATTGAATTAGAATTCAAATCTTTGATGAAACAATAATATGACAGACGATCAGTACATAGATCCGAAAGGAATTAGATTTCCTTCAGATTCGGAAATACAAAAACTTAATCTGATCACATCAGATGGTAGTAAAATGGATATGAAAAAACTATTGACAGATTTTTCATATAATGAGGATATCTATAGTTTTTGTATTAATGGATATGTAACGGTCAATGATGCACAAGGTTTTATTGAAAAACTTCAATTAACTGGTAATGAATTTATTGAAGTGAACTTTGGTAAAGTAAAAGATGCACCAAACGATAATGATCAAATATTTCGAGTATATAAAATAGATGATCGAAAACCTTCTGGAAACATGTCGGCAGAGACATATAAACTGTATTTCTGTTCTGAAGAATTCCTACTATCAGAACAGATTAAGGTGTCACAATCCTATAAAGGTCAAAGAATATCCGATATCGTTACTGATATATTAACCAATAAGTTGAAAGTTTCTGACAAGATTGATATCATTGATGACACAACAGGATTATATGACTTCATTATTCCTAGAATGAAGCCACTTGAAGCCATCAGTTGGTTATCCACATATGCTAGACCCGCAGGATACAGTGGTTCTGATATGCTTTTCTTTGAATCGAGATATGGATTCACATTTAGATCACTTCAGTCAATGTATACTGATGACATTTATCAAATCTATAAATTTCAACCTAAAAATTTGAGTAAAGATTTCACACAAACTCAAGAAAAAGTGACGACAGTATTGGACTATGAAATTATAAAAACATATGATGCTCTTCATGAGGTTTCCGCTGGAACTTTTGCCAATCGATTGATTTCTATAGATCCTATGATTCTATCACATTATACGACAGATTTTGATTTTGCTAATTATATTAGTAAATCAGATAAATTGAACAAGTATGCACCTACAAATTACCTCGTTAATAGATTAAATAAAACTCAAAATGAAAGTTATGAGAGTGTTGTAAAAGTTGCAACATCTAATAGTAACGAAATTAATGTTCCATATATAAAAAACAAAGGCGGTGCAGGTATCGCCAAAGATATCTTTATTGAAACATATGTACCATACAGAACTGCACAGATATCTTTAGCAAATTACACAACTATTAAATTAAATATACCTGGTGATTCTGGAATATATGTTGGTACACCTATTGAATTCAGTTTGAATACTTTAGATTCGGGCGAACCAACAAAAGAGTCTGATAGATTTTATTCTGGAAAATATCTAGTAACTGCTGTCAGACATATGATTCAAGTGGGTGGTGTGTTCCAAACAACTCTTGAAATATGTAAAGAAAGCACCACAACTCAATATTCACCTATTGATAATAATCATCAAGCAATACAACAGGCGGTACATTCATAATGGAAAACTTTATTGGTAAAGATGGGTTCATTTGGTGGATGGGAGTGGTCGAATCAGTCGATGATCCACTCAATCTTGCACGAGTTCAAGTAAGAATCTTTGGATGGCACACAGATAATCTTCAACAGTTACCCAAATCAGACTTACCATGGGCATTACCATCATTCTCAACAAATGTTTCCATGACAAGTGCAGTACCTGTTGTTGGTGATTATGCGTTTGGATTCTTTACTGATAATATGTCTGGTCAAGCACCAGTCATTATTGGTGTGTTTCCTGGTATACCGGTAAACGGATCAAATACATCCAAAGGTTTCTCGGAAGGTACACACTATCCAGTTGGTGAACCCACAACAAGTAGATTATACCGCAATGAAAAAATAGAAACTACTGTAATTGGTAAACATAACAATAACTTAGATACAAATGTTCCTGTTGCCGATGGTTCAACATGGAGTGAACCTGCATCTAAATATGCTACAGTTCCGCCATATAATAGAGTAACTGAAACACTATCTGGTCATGTATTTGAAATGGATGATACACCAGGTGCCGAAAGAATACATTTAAGCCATCGTGCAAACACATTCTTTGAGATTGCACCCGATGGATCTAAAGTGACTAAAGTATCCGGTAAAAACTATGAGATACTATTATCAGATAATAATGTTCACATAAAAGGTACTTGTAATATTACGATTGATGGTAATGCAAACTTGAATGTGGGCGGTAATGTTACCGGGATAGCAAACTCGTGGACATTTAATGGACCACTACAATGGAATGGCAATATTAATGTGAATGGTGGAATTACTGCAACAGGTGATGTGATCGGTGGTGGTATCAGTCTAGATCATCATACACATCCAGATCCACAAGGCGGAAATACAGGACCACCACAATAATGGAAATTTCAAATTTTTCATTCCGGCCCAAGAATTTTCCGGACGATATCCAAGTTTTGAAAAATTCAATTTCACTCCGCAAAGCACTATAAATAAGATATGGCAAACTTAACTAAAGTATTCTCCGATATAGACTTAACCTTCACCAAAAAACCTGCTGGAGGTGATATTGCTTTGAGTTATGATAGTCAAGCAGTGATTCGTTCCGTTCGCAATTTAATTCAAACCAATCACTATGAAAGATTGTTCAATCCAAATTTGGGTTCCTCAGTTGGTGCTTTATTGTTTGAAAACATTTCACCATTGACTGCGGCAACATTAGAAAGAGAAATACAAAATGTGATCGACAACTATGAACCTAGAGCAAAAGTGAGTAGTATTGTTGCAACACCAGATTATGATCACAATGCATATAATGTGACCATCACATTTTTTATACAGAATTTAACATCGCCAACAACGATTACAGTAATTTTACAGAGAAACAGATAATATGGCAGCCAATTCATCCGTTCAGTTTACCGAATTAGATTTTGATAATATCAAGACTAATCTTAAGACATTTCTCCAATCACAGGACACTCTTAAAGATTACAACTATGAAGGTTCTGCATTATCTGTTCTATTAGATATTCTGGCATATAATACACAGTATCAAGCATTCTATTTGAATCAAGTTGGTAATGAGATGTTTTTGGATTCAGCACTTCAAAGAGCATCTGTCATATCCCATGCTAAGTTATTGAATTATGTACCAAAGTCTGCAATTGCACCCAATGCTACAGTTAATGTTACCGTAAATCAAGTTTCGGATACATCATTAACATTACCTAGATATACAAATTTTCTATCCGAATCTGTTGATGGTGTCAACTATAACTTTTTGACCGTTGATAATACGACTGTCAATGTTGTTGCAAATACGGCTACATTTACTGATGTGTCGATCAAAGAAGGTACATATGCAACCTCCACATTTACAGTAGATACATCTACAAACCCAACAACGACTTTTCAAATACCTAATGCAAATATAGATACCACTACACTGCATGTAACAGTTCAACAATCTCTATCTAATACTGCATATACTGTTTATAATGCGGCATCTAATTATCTAACATTAGGTCCAACAGATAATGTATACTTTCTACAAGAAGGTCTAACTGGTTATTATGAAATCTATTTTGGTGATGGTGTTCTAGGTAATAAACTGATAGATGGTAATGTTGTTAAAGTGTCATACATTATTACGAATGGAAATGCGGCCGCAGGGGCAAACAGTTTCGTATTGATGGATTCTATTTCGGGATATTCAAATACAATTATCACTTCAGTTACTGCAGCAACTCAAGGTGGTGATAAAGAATCTATCGATTCAATCAAGTATCAAGCACCAAAATCATTCTCTGCACAGAATCGTGCCGTATCTAAAAATGATTACATCACATTGATTCAACAGAATAATTTAGGTATCAAGTTTGATGCAGTGAATGTTTGGGGAGGTGAAGAAAATACTCCACCAGTCTACGGTCAAGTATTCGTATGTTTGAAACCTGCCGGATATTATTCACTTACACAACCACAAAAACAAAGAATCATCACTGAGGTACTTCAACCTGTTTCGGTGATGACTGTAACTCCTACTATTGTTGATCCGGATTATACTTATATTCAGTTAAATGTGAACGTATATTATGATCCAGCATTGACCAATCAAACATCAGCACAGATTCAAAGTGGCGTTAAATCTGCCATAGGTAATTTTGCAGCATCAACATTGAATACTTTTAATTCTACTTTTAATGCATATGATTTATTGAACTCCATTCAAAGTTATGATAAATCTATTCTTACTAGTGAATACACTATGCAGATTCAGAAGAAGTTCTTTCCAAATCTAACAAACTCAGCAACTTATAATTTATATTATAACACACCTCTAGAGAAAGGTATATTACTCAGTGGTGTCAACAGTTCTCCTGCAATGCAGTTTAGAGATCCAACAAATCTTTCAAATATTATTGATGGTGTTTATATTGAAGAAGTGCCATCAAATACAAACGGTGTCGAATCTATTTCTGTAACTAATCCTGGATTCAATTATACCGCAACACCAACGGTTACCATATTGGGTGATGGAACAGGTGCTACGGCTCATGCAGTCGTTGTCAACGGAAGAATCAGTAGTATTGTTGTGGATACGTCAGGATCAGGATATACATCTGCTATTGTAACTATCACCAATGCTTCAAATGATACAACAGGAACTTTAGGTTCCGCTAGTGTGACTTTGCAGGGACGATATGGTACTCTGAGAACATATTATAATAATTCAAGTAGTGTCAAAACTATTCTTAATTCCAATATTGGAACAATCGATTACTCTAATGGAATTATCACTCTAAATAACTTTAATCCATCAGGTGTAGATAATGATTTGGGTCAGTTGGCGGTATCGGTTAAACCAACAACCTCAATCATTTCATCAACTTACAACAGAATTATCACTGTTGATCCATATGATCCTAATGCGATTATAGTTAATGTTATTGCAAAGACAAGTAGATGATTCCGAATAGCAACAAAACATCTTTACTGATTCATTCACAACTTCCTGAATTTATTCGGGATGATCCTGATTACTCAAAATTTGTACTGTTTCTGCAGGCATATTATGAGTGGTTGGAAGAAAATCATAATGTTACCAACCGTACAAAAAATATATTAAATTATACCGATATAGATAAAACATCCGATGAGTTTCTGGATTATTTCTATAACGAGTTTCTGGCTTACTTTCCTAAAGACATTCTAGCAAACAAGAAAGAAGTCACTAAGATTGCCAAGCAACTGTATCAGACTAAAGGTACGCCGGCATCTTATAAGTTTTTGTTTCGTGTTCTGTATAATTCCGATGTCGATTTTGTTTACAATAAAGATGCAGTACTAAGAGCGTCAGCAGGTAAATGGTATGTTCCAGGAAGTCTTAAGTTATTATCAAAAGATTCTAGATTTCTTGGTCTATCTGGTTATAAAATATTTGGTGAAACAACAAAATCTTTAGCCGTAATTGAAAATGTTGTGTTTAATGGTAACAAGATTGAAGTCTTCATATCAGGTATTCAAAGATCATTTCAATCGGGTGAGTTTGTTCATATCGTATATGATAATAATCAACCACTTTTATTTGATGGTAGTCCACTGCGGGCCAAGATTGTTGGTCAGATTTCACAGATATCTGTAGATCCAAACAGCAGAGGTATTTTCTATAAGAAAAATGATCCAGTAATTGTTTATGGTGGATTAAGTTCATCAAATGGTCATGGCGCAGTAGCATCAGTTGCAAACACAACAACAGGATCTATCCAAAGTATTACTGTTGATGCAGGTGGTTTTGGTTACACATATTCAACCTCAAATAATGTTCAAGGTTATGCCAATACTTTCGTTGAGTTTTCGAACTTAGGATCTAATATACAAATTCCTATTGCATATGTGGGTGGTCTTGTTCCTGATGCCAATACTTCACAGAATGTTACTCTATTACCTATTGATTATATTGGACTAAAAGCAGGTCCAGGTGTAAATCTTCGTATTGATGCTCAGCAATATCACTTTCAACGAAATGATTTTGCAAATGTAAACACCAAACTCATTGATGCTTTTACATTTACTTCATTTGAAACTTATCCAATATCTTCAGTTGTTGTTCAAAGTTCTGGCGGCACAATCACACAGCAACCTAGTATTGTACCACAAACACTATACAATACTGAAAATGATTTAAGTAAAGGCAATCTCAAAAACTTTGGCATACTCGCACCTATTCAAATTAGAAATGCTGGACATGGTTACGCAGTAAATGATACTATTACATTCACGGGTGGAAATGGATACGGTGCTGCCGCCAATGTAACATCGGTGAATGCCAATGGTGCAATTGTTTCGGTACAATATGTGTATCCCAATAGCAATTCATCATTGTATCCACTTGGTGGAATGGCATACAGACCATCTGCTTTACCAACATTGAGCGTACACTCAGCGAATGGTGCAAATGCACAACTTTATGTTACCGGAGTATTAGGTGATGGTGCAAAGTTAACACCTATCACAAATCAAATTGGTCAAATCACAGAAATTGGAATTGTTGATCCAGGTGAAGATTACATCTCAAAACCTAGTGTATCACTGCGTGTTCAAGATTTGATTGTTAATGGTATAACATCATTCAATCTACCAATAAAAGGTGATATAATCTACCAGGGTACCAGTGTAGAGAACTCAACTTATTTGGCCACCGTAGATTCAATTACTCCGCTGCAATCTGCTTTACTACCACAAGATACCATTTACACATTGAGAGTATTTGAGTATAATGTCAATCCAAATTATCATCAAACACTGAAAATAAACTCAAAAAATATAACGATGAATCTAACCAATCAGATAGTGTTATCTGATTCTAGATATGATTCAGCAAATGGTATATTGTCTTATGGTTCAGGAACAGCAAAAGCATCCGCATCATTTGCTAACGGTGTTTTTGTTGGTAAGGGTAGATATGTAGATACATCCGGTCAATTGAGTTCATATGATGTTCTTCAGAATGAGATTTACAATGACTACACTTACGAGATTAGTGTCAACAAAGAAATCTCAAAGTATAGAGACATATTATTAAACCTTCTTCATCCCTCAGGTATGAGAGTTTTAGGTAAATATATTCTGACCGCAAACTCAAATTATAATTATAGTATAGCCGATTCGGAACAAAATGGCCACAGTCTAGCCTACTATACAGGATCTGAAGCATCATATGGTTTAATGATTGCACCGTCAACGCAGTACTTAACCGATTCTGGTTATGTTGATCAGCCGGTTACTCAAAGTTTAGATTTTGGATTTGATACCGAATCTGTCATAGCAACACTGGACTATCAAACCAATGTTATACAGTTCGCAGTAACTGATTTCTCAAGCAGAGCTACAAACATTGTGCATTTTGTCAATATGGCCAACGCAAAGTTGTCTGATATTATATCATCGAATAGTATCATTAGAATGACGACAACTGTTGGAGATGTTATCTATTCTGAAGTGTATCTAGTAAATAGTGCAGACAATTATATCATATTGAAAGACCATGTTTGGTTAACTTATGGAAATGTTGCAACTGTTTATGGATCCGCCAATAGTAATGTGATAAATATACTATCACTAACTGGTGCATATGATTATTTTAATGGTGGAAAATATACAGATTCAAATTATCCATTAAAAGATGTTCTGAAGCCAGGCGATAGTATTCTAGTAGCAAATAATATATCGAATATCGTTTTAAGTGTAGATTATACAACAAACAAGGCTTACTTAGAAACAAACTTAGCAAATACAGTTAATAATTCATTGATGACTGTTGGTAGAACTTTCATATCATCAAACATTCAGATATTTGGTCCTGTTGGAATACAATACTTCCCAGAGATTACAACAGAAGATGGATATTCAATAACAACAGAAGATGGAAAAATATTACTATTGGGTTAAACTATGTCAACAATTAAAATCTCTGAACTACCACCATTATCTCAACTAAATGCTAACACATCCAATTCTTTGTTTGTAATTGTTGATGTTACAAATGATATAACTGGAAAAATAACGGCAACAGGTATTGCTGATACATTGTTTGCCAACAATACTTTGAATGTCGGTGGTAATCCTGTATTGTTCCCAAACACGATTGCTCAGTTCTCTGGAAACAGTATCACATATCTTCAAATCAACAATCAAAACTTTAGTGGTTCAGGTTCAAGTGATTATATTGCCACAGCAGATATCGGAACAAATTCTAATAATTACATAGACTTAGGTATCAACAACTCTGGATTTAGTGATCCTGCCTTCTCTGCCATGGGTCCATTGGATGGATATCTGTATGCCCACGGTTCAACTGATGTTTCATCGGATGGTAATCTAGTTCTAGGAACCGGTTCAGCTGGTGGTAATGTTGTTTGGATGGTAGGTGGTACCAATTCATCAAATATTATTGGTAGATTTTCTAAATCAGTCTTTGATTTGCAAAGAGATTTGAGAGTCACAGGTAATGTTACAACTTCAAATGCTATTGTATTTGGTGATGGATCTAGACAGACTACCGCAGCAGCATCAAACGCATATGCTCAGGCAGCATTTGCGGCAGCCAACTCAGCAAGTGCAAATACTATCTATAATTCTGGTGTTGATATTGCACAAAATACAGCAATCAATACTGCAAACACATTCTTGCAGGCTAACGATGTAATCACATTGACTGCTGCCAAGACATATACTGATAATGCAAATACATTTCTACAAAATCAGATTACATATCAATCTGGTGTTGATGTCACACAAAACTCACATATTCAAACTGCATGGAATCTTGCTAACACATCAGTTCAAAATACTAATGTCATCGTACTGAACTCATTGACATTGACTGGTAATTTGATTGCCAACTCATTAGGTCAATCTGTATCTATTGATAATTTTACATCAAACAATGCAACCTTCAATAAGAATATGGCAGTGTACGGTTCAATCACTGCAAATACTGTATTGGGTAATGTATTCTTTTCAAATGTCACTACAGTGACAACACAAGCAAATGTGGTACAATGGTTTGCACAGACAGTCAGTCCTACACAAACATCAGGACAGTTATGGTATTCTTCAAATACACAGACCTTAGTATTAGATACTGATGTTGCTGGTGATAGAGTTGCCGTTTCTAAAGTATTATTCTTCCGTGCTTTCAACTCAACAGGTTCAACAATTCCTGCAAACTCTGTTGTCAGACTAACGAATGGTGTAACTGCAAATCTGATTCC